TTAACCATGTTCCACCAAAACCGGTAAAACGTAGGGCTAGGAAAGTGAAAACTTCCGACCCCAATGTAGTTCTCATCTCCGAGAGCGATGGTGATTCTTATGAAGATACCCTCTCAGATGAGGAGGGAACGTTACCAGACTTAGGTTCCGTCCCAACCCGTAATGTCTACGCTGAATTGCGTGGCAAGAAACTCACTTTGTACTCTCTGTTCTCTCTGAGATGGTGGATTTCTTTTATTCGAGAAGTTATTTTCGGATTCTTTATTGGTTGTGGTTACATGGTTCTTAACCCTGAAGGGAAGGTGATTAATGGTGACAAACCACCTTCTATCCCAGCTATTGACATTTCAGTTCAGAAAGAATATGCATGTATTATGCATCTTAATGAATCTGTTATTATTCGTGGTGTTGATTTTCCTTGTGGATCTCTTATTTACACGAAAACTGAAATGACTCTTAGTGAATTATGTGAAAGCGAATGTAATTTCCTGTACTGGGACATGGGTAAGCAAAGACTTCGTTCTTTCTATGCCTCTTTGCAGGGAGCCAGAACTATTATACGGGATCGTGATAATCACACCATCCCCTACTCTTATGTTCTTGGTACTATTCGTAAATTCTTTTATTACAATAAATGGTGGCTTATTGCCTCCGTTACTATTGGTCAGATTTTACATTTCACTTATGCAGCTACTGGGCTTTTATTCATTGCCCTTGCCGTCACTTCCACTTGCATTATTGGGAGTGAGATTTTAACTACTGTATGGATTGGTGCGTGGTATTTAACCACCCTTATTCGTCTCAGACGTGATGTTTCATATGCGCGGAATATGGTGATACGTTTTTCTTTTCTCCTTATGGCTTTTATTATTAGTATAGTTTTTTACATTGTATAATCGTAGAACCAAGGAGGATAAGGAACGTAATCAACCTACCGCTCACAAACCACGTTACCTGTATTTTTTGCAGGTTTTAACTGGGATAATAAGTGCTATGAGCACTTTACTTTTAGTTTTTAGTTCCACCGGCATACCAGGCCTTGAATGGATCCATAAATATGCAACTGAAGCTTTACAAAACTTCAGTCGTGTTGGATCCCATTTTGAACGTACTGCGACACGTGCAAGCGCTTCTGGTGAACCCGCACAGGTTATCATTGAAGCTAGTAAGAACGCGACTGTTATCTTTATTCATCGGTGGCACTTTACCAATGATCAAGATCAGTCTGTTCTCGATGAAAGTGAAGAGAACCTTGGACCTCACTTTAAAGCTAAACGCGTTACAGCGGAGTATGCTCAGAAGATTGGTAAACCGTCCTTTCATCGTGTGCCGTATACTTACATTGTTGGTAAGACTTCTCAGTTACAGAGGGATAATCTTATCAACCATGGTGATTCAAAAACCCTTGACGATCCTGTCGAGAAAGTTTTTAACTCCATGGACACTATCCCTTTACACACTGGGGATCGTCATACTTTTTACACACAGCGACCAGATGGTACTATCTGGGCTTTTGGTGAGATTAATATTCGTGACATGAATCTTATTATTAATGATTGTGTCCTTATTGAGCAACAACTTGATGTTATTGCTAATCTCGGTAAAATCCACCCTATGTCTTATGTTCATGGAGCTAAGAATGCGGGTTTTGCTTTGCGTGAAGATTTTAAAGGTCTTTTTGATGAAAAACAAGTTGGGTTGGCTTCCTTTATGCCGATCCTTCATTGGGCTCGTAAACATCCTAATGTTGCTAGTTTCACAATCACCTTTTTATTATCCTTAATATATTTCCTTGTCGTTAACTTAATAGAAAAAGACGTGCCTGAGGCACGTGCCTTTTTTCGGCAGGTATCGAGCGAACAAGTTCGGAAACATTGTATACCTGTGTATACGAACAAATCCGCTTCTATCAAGGGTATGTGTGATGTCCTCACGAAAGTGAGATGGACACGTAATGGCAAGAATATTTCTGGGTGGTTGATGACTAAACACTGTCTCGACCTTTACTCTGATTCTCATCTCAGAGTTGAAGACGGTGGCGTCGTTAAAATCATCCCTCTCAAAAATCCTGTTGACATAGGAAATGATCTTGTTTTCTATAGTGCATCTGATGTCGTTGTTCCAGGAACGACACCTTTAACTCGTATTATTCCCCCTTCTGTATCCAGTATTCTCTTTCTAACATACAATCCCACAACCGTTGAACCTATGGTTGGGTATTCTATGGCTAGTAAGAATGAAACTGCACAACGTATGGAATATGATTGTGATTCTGAAAATTACCAATGTGGTTCTGCTGTTGTTGATGCTTCTGATCTGAATAAGGTCTTTGCTATCCACACTGGAACTAACACTAAAGTTAATTTTGCCACTCTTATCCCAGACTTACCTGACTTTATATGGCAGAAAGCCCACCCTCCTGCCCCTGTTGAGATTAAGCTTGTCGAAGCTAAAGCTCAACATCAAAGATCGCGTGGTTTAGAGATTGAGAGACCTTCTCTTCTCCCACAACATCATGAAGTCACTGTGCCTCAGAAATTAAAAGTTCGAGACATTCCGGACGTTGGTGAACCTAACGAACCAATGGATGATGACCTCCGTCTTGAACTTCTTGCTGAGCAAGGAACCGAGGAGGAAATGACATATGACCAATGGCATGCCTTGCTTTTCGGTCATCTTGGCATCCCCACTGATGCCGACCTTGATTGTGACGAAGCTAGAAGTCGCAACAAAGGTCAAAACCTGAAACACGCTAATCGTCGAGAGCAACAACTCCGTTCTGCTGATTATAAGCGAACTGAGGAGGAATATTCTCGTCACATGGAGAACCTCGAAAATCGTCGTACTGCGATAGGTGAGGAGCTTGAAGATCTTTATGAGAAGATCCAACACGACTCGAGACATGTTCATAAGAGCACTCTCGATCGTCGTGATGAACTCCATGATGAGCTTGAACACCTCAATGAGGATTTACGTGCTTATGATGATGAGCGCGCTAACCCTGAGGATGTTATTGGAGCTTACTCCCGTGAAGACCTTAAGGAATGGTCTAAATGGTTGTTTGAGAACCAAGAACGATTGAAGCAAAAGAACTCTGCTATTTTCGAGCATCATCTCGAGAATTTGGAGAAACAATGGGCTGCATGGTATAATGGTGCTGCCCAAGAAGCTCGTTCATCACAAGTGCTTTTGTGTCAAGAAAAAGCGCTTGATGAAGTTGAGCAACTTCTCCACTCTATGCATAGTATGACTGCAACTGTCTCACAGACAGAACCAATTCGTGTTCAGGGGAAAAAGGAACCCCTTTCTCCATCATTGGAGAAAAATAAGAGGATGACGAAAGCTGTCGTCATCCCGGAAGTTCAATTAACAGCTCCTGTGATTCCACCTAGCACAAAAAACGCTGGCGGCTGTACCGGCTCCGTTACCAGCCAGACAAATGCCGTATCGAAGAAGGTGGTGACATTAAAAAGTGGGGACACTTTGACCTCGGAAAGCACTTTCCCGAAGACATTATTGAACCCACCGCAGGAGAAGGTTTTAACCAATTCTGCCAATTTGCCATCAAACAAGGAATCACAATCCCCGACATCACGTACGCAAAAACGCAAACAACGGTTGCGACAATTAACTATGCAACAGAAGCAATCCGACAACCACTCGATAAAACCTTTAGAGGGACAGTCGAATGGCAAGAAGCCGTAAACCTCTCATTTCAGTACTTCCGATCTGCACTCGTTGGTGATACTATATCATCTCATGAGGAGGTCAAAAGGGAGTTAACACCCAAGAAATCATCTGGATTCTATGGGTTGTATGGAGGTTATCCGCTTGTTTGCGATTTTATTGCGCGCGCTGAGTCGTTGTCAGGTGACATCCTGACTTACTGTAGGGAACATCGAAAACGGATGCCACGTTATAATGACGAAGGAATTATCCGGTCCCTATGGGCTTTATATTTCGCTAAAATGAAACAGGAAGTTGTGACATTAATTAAGCTGCTTAAGCGAAAGCAGCGTATGTTCATGATTCAATGTAAGGAGTTGGTTTGTTTGCATAAGGAGTTTTTCTCTAAGCAATCTAAACGACTTCGTATGTTTAATGAGATTAAACATGGTCAAACGTGGTTTTATGGTTATGTCGATCAATTCGCAAAAATTCTCGATCAATCCGAGAGGGTTGATTCTGAGGATGATGAATTCTTTGACAAATACATTGCCGTTATGGAGGACATTTACACTGGTATTCGAGTCCGTTGTTTACGTCTTTCTGTTGAACTAAGTCCTGAGGATGATGAACTCATGCAGGACGTTGTTTATAATCTCATCAACATTATGTTGATTCTTCCTACAGGTGATATTATTCAAGTTAAAAGTCGTTTGAACCCTTCTGGGGCTGATGCAACGACAGAAAATAATTGCCTTATACGTAAGACGTACGAATTTTATATGTGCGTACTACACTTTCGCAGTATTGATAAACCAATAAATGCTTCTAAGTTACTTTTACCCAAGAAAGGGACCGCATATCTAGGCGATGACCGTGCTGCTGGCAGTGCGGACTATGAACCTGGTTATTTGGATTTTTACAAAGAACATATACATTTGGTTGGTATCAAACTGAAAACCCTCGTTGCCACACGAGGTGCTGAAGGTGCAGAATTTGCAGGCTTCACCATACAACGCTCTCATTGGAACCGCGACGTCTATGTCCCACATTATAAGCTTGAAAAGCTTTGGTATGGTTTCTATGTTGAGAAAGATAGTGACTTTGATGTCACTTGTTCACGTTTTATGGCGTTTGCCCTACTTACGTATCCTCATTATGAGCAATATAAGATGCTCAAACCTGTTGTAATTTCTTTTTTACAACAGTATCCCATTCAATCGCCCGCCTCTAGTATGGCCATTCAATTTTGGTCTGATGAAGAGTTTCTCCGGAGATCTTGGATGGGTTATGAAACAAATAATATCGCTGATGAAGTCATAAGATTTCTTCAGTGGACGGAGGAGGGATATTGTTTTTAACAACAATGACTGAGATTGTTGCTATGCGTGCTCCAAGACACGCTAAGACGGTTATTAACCGTCTCCTTAATTCACGCTCAATAACGGAGGAAGGACTTAATTGGCTCACTTTAGCCACAGATCCTTTTCATGACGCAGCTCTTGCGCCATGTGGGCTTCCTGATATGAGCACTACGAACTCCGTCGTTCAGTGCTTTACTTATACACAGAACATTACCCAACCTCCTATTGTTGCTCCTACTGCACAATGGGATGCACAAGTTGTGTTCTGTCCTTTTTCTTACATATGGCCTGGTGGTAGTGCTCAGACTGCACTATATCCTTTACGTTATGACGCTGCTCTTGGTGTCATCACTGCGCCTGTTGCTATCCCAGCGACTCAACCTATTTATGGTGGGTATAATGTCCTTACTGGAGTCAATGGTTTTGACTGGCAGGCTTTACCACCTGTCACTTCTTGGCAATCTTCTGGAAACACTTTATCTTACCCCAACCAAGCTTCGTCTGGTCAATACAGACTTATCGGTTGTGGTTATGAAGTTGTTAACACTACCCCTGATTTATACAAGGGTGGTGCTGTTACTGTATATCGTACCCCGAATAATACAGGTTCCAAATTTGCCAACGCTCAACCATCTGGTAGTGGTAACTTTTTTGTCACCGCAACTCCAGCTTTACTCCCTCCTTCCACTCAAAATGAGGCTCAATTGTACCCCACTTCCAAGACGTGGGCTGCTGAACTTGGATCTTACGGGATTGGGGTTCAATCAGATGTGGTTAACCCTTTTCTTTCCCCTGTTCCTACTTCGCCTCTTTGGCTTTATGCCCCTTCATCTAATGACTTGAATGCTGGCACTGTCTATACTGCCTTTGGTTTTCCACAAACCTGGAACACTGATGGTACCAATGGTAGCTTCACTTTATCTCAAGCTTTTCCATTTGAGAATCATGGTTGTATTTTTACGGGATTGAACCCCAATACAACCTTACAAGTTACCGTTAAATACTATGTTGAACGTGTTCCTACTACTAGTGAACCCGATCTCTTAGTTCTTTCTCGTCCACCCACTCCCTATGATCCCCTCGCTCTTGAACTCTACAACCGAGTTTCTAGTGAACTTCCGGTTGCAGTTCAGGTTGGTGAGAATCCTCTTGGTGAATGGTTTAATGAAGTTTTGGATATTGCTGTCAATTGTGCTCCTGTTCTTGGGAGCATGATGGGACCTGGAGGTGCCGTTGCTATGACAGCTGCCTCTAAAGCTATCTCATCTTATCGATCTATGAATCGACCTGAGAATGCTCGCCCACAGCCGACTGTTATGCGGAATCCTCCACAGAACAATCGTCCTAATCGTCCTCGACGAAAACCACCTGGTCGTTCCAATCAGAACAATCAACAGAAAAAGAAGAAGAGAAACAAAAAGAAGAAACTTACTCCTGCTCAAAAAGCACAAGTCCAACGTGATCTTGGTGCTATGCTTGGTTTAGTTTAATCTTGTTTCTCTTATATGCGGTCATGATCACCCGCTATATCAAATGTGAACTCGGACCAGTGAGTGACTGGGAATGCCAAAGTTGGCCGTTTTAGGATACGAACGAAATCGTATTATACGTCGGGAGAACATTGATGACGTCAAAATTTCTCCACCCTTTAGTTCGTTGGAAAGAACTTGATTGGCAAAGTGCTCGTTTTAGGATACAAACGATATTGTATTATACGTCAAGGAGATCTCGATGACGTAAAATTCTCCTTCCCCTTTGGCTCGTTG